TTTTGTACAGTTAAAGATTTGCGTAGTTCTGCAAATTCTTCTTTCAAAGCAATTACATCTGAACGAGCATCATATGATGCTGCTTCAGCATTTGCTTTCTTAACGTCTAATTCTTCTGTAAGCCTTGCTTCAAATTGCTTGCTTAGAGAATCGTATGCAATCTTTTCCATTCTTTCTGCTTTGAATGCTTCATATGCTTTTTCAACATTTTCTGCACTTAAGTTAAGAGTAGAGAAGTCAGTATCCGCTAGACCTTTTGCAACATCTAATGCTGCTGGTGCTGCTTTAGGATTACCATTGTCAACAACAAGTTCTCCGGCTTCGTAGTCTCTTGTTGTATCTTCATCAAGAGCCTTTTCTTCCATATCCATGTCATCATCCATGTCATCATCCTTATCCTCTGTATCCATCATTTCTTTATCAGAATCCATGTATTCCATATCGCCTTTTACTTCAAGGGATGCGTCTGTCGTATTTTCTTCATTTTTTTCCACAATTGAGGAATTAACTTGTTTCATCAAGTCATTTAACTCCTCAAGTGCTTTTTCCAGTTTATCACTCATTTTATTACCTCCAACATCTTGTTTTAAAATGTCGAATTTCGCTTCGGGATTTATTCCCTTTTCACAAATGGTTACTTCGTGAAGTTCTAACTTTTCTATTTCGTTATACTCTCCGTATTCATCATTTGTCTTCTGTTTCTTAGATATGGCTTGTCCACCAATACTAAAGGAACGAAGAGTTCCTTTTCTAATACCTCTTGATATTTCTTTTGCCTTTTCTATATCATCTCTTAGTTTAATAACAACATAGAAACCAACATCGTCTACTGCTGTTTTATGTAGTATACCATTACTATCTCGATATTTTTCTACAACTTCTCCAACTTGTACATTAGAATGATTAGACATTACATTTCTATATTTTGTTTCTTTCATATATTTTGTAACTGCATCATTTAATGCTTCTAATGTAATTAAGTCATTTTGTTTATCTACTATTTCTATAGAAGCATAACCACCAATAACTAAATCATCTGATTTTAAAATGTTAAAATAACCGGAGGAATTCTCCTTCTTTACTAACATCTGCATTGCTGACACAAACAATCAGTCTAAACTCTTACTATATAAGTTAAGTGCTATTTTCTTTTGGAAATTCTAAATTTGCATGTTTATCTTCTGTAATATCCCATAATTTTTCATCTTCATCTAATGGTAACATTTCTTGTTTTTTACCTGTCCAAGCAAGCCAAGTTTTTTTCTCATCTAAAGGCAATACTCTTATGTGAATCCTAGTATTAAATTTGTCTCCTTCTAACTTATATTCATGATAACCTTGCTTTTGTACTCCAAGAGTAAGTGTACCCTCATCTAAAGTTTTACCATTATCTAAAGATGTAGCCACTATAGCAGGGTATTTACCCGATTTCCCAAATAAATTAAATATATCTTCAGAATCATCAATTTCTATAGTCCAAGCATTTCTTTTATCTTTATACTCAATTATAAAATCAATGTTTTCATCTTCTCTACGTTTAATTACAAAAGTACCTTTTCTATCTTCCTTTTGTAATACTTCTACATCTTTTGTAACTTCATCACTTTGAACACTAAATTTATTTGGGTGATGATAAATAAAACTTACATCACCTTCAGTTTTCATCCAACTCATTAATTTATCTTCTTTATTATTAAAAACATCTTCATATGTTTGAGGATAATTGTCTCTAACAAATTCTACTATACTTTCAAAAGTTACTTTAGGTCTTCCCGATTCTAAAATTTCATTCTTAATACCAATTCTTAAATCTGACCGTTTTGTTTTTATTATTTCAGAAAGTTGCTCTTTCCATATATCTATATTATACAATGCATTTTTTTGCATTAAAGAATCTCCTTCAAAACCATAAATAGTAAACCCATCTAAATTTTCTTTTAGTATTATTTCAGCAGTACCATGTATATTATCTGTAACATAATATGCTTTTTTTACATCTTTTTGATTTTCTCCAATCCCACTCATAATTTTATATGGAGTTCTTAATACATTATCACCTAAGAAATCTAAAGCAGAAGTTAATGACTTTTTAGTTTTATTAGATAAATGTTCTAAAGTTTCAAAAGTATCTGAAACTAATACTTCGGGAACTTCTATAACTTTAGCAGAATATAAACTAAATGATTTTCCTTTCTTTCTAACTTCATCTACCTTTACTCTCACTATTTTACCAACATCAACATTAGTTTTAGTGTTTAATGCTTTACCTACTTCTAGATACTCTTTATCTTCAAACTCAACTGTTTCATATTCTCTAACTACAGAAGCAGGAACAGGGCCAATTCCCATAGTATAAGAATGTAAACCACTTTTAGTTTTTCTATCTTTTAGTACAATAACATCTAAATCTACAAATTTTTTCCATTTAATCCACTTTGGATTTTGTGCTACTCCACGATAATAAGTTGATTCCATATCTTTTATTACTACTCCTTCAGATGCAGGAAGTTTCATAATATCTTTAGAATATTCCAATACTTCTTTTATTGAATCAGCCATGCGTGTATCTTTTTTAGATGGGAATGCTAACATTTCTGAAGAATGTTGTGAATATTGATATAATAAAATATTAATTCTTTCTCTAATTGGTTCTTCCATAACACTTTTACCTTCATGTTGCATAATATCAAACACATGAGCCTTCAATACTCCTTTTTTATTTTCATCTTTTAATTTAAACACATGAGATACTGTATCTGCCCTATGTAATGGTTCATCATCTAAAAATAACATTAGTTCTGCATCTAATATACAATTTCCAAAATGTTTCTTTTTTATTTCTTCCACTTGTTCAGGACATTTATCTGTAATATCTATTTTATTATATGAATAAATTTTTACATTTTTATCTACTTTATGAATTTGTATTCTCATTCCATCATATTTTTCTTGAACAATAAACTCTCCACTTAATCCTCTAATTTCCTTTAAATCATCTATTTCAAAAATTCTAAACATAGGTTTGTTAGGAATTATGAAATCTATAGCAGATTTTTCTTCTTCACTTTTGGTTTCTGCCTTCTTTAAAGTAGGGATATCTACTTCTTCCAACTCTTCCCAATTATCTTCTCCATATTTTTCAACAAACATATTTTCTAAAATTTTCATTGCACCTTTAATTTTACTAGATAACCTATCTGTTTTTTTATGTTCTCCATAATGTTCTTTTATGTATAATTCAATATCATCTATTTCTAAATCTAAACCCATAGAACCTTGAGTAATTTCATCAGGAGGTAAATCATTTTTTATCCAAACCTGTTTTGGTATTGCGTTACCATGTGAACGAATAGCATAATGTAAGAAAGCAATCAAAGTATGCTCCTTTTCTAAAAATGCATCAATTATATCATCACCTAATACTTTGGAAAAGGGGTCAGATACAGATTTAGACTTAAATCTCATTTCTTTTATATTATCATAAATTCTTTGTGCAGTAACAGAAGTAGGGTCTTTAGCATCACCGGAAAAAACATCTTTTTCTTCTACATATTTTTTCAGTTCTTTAGAGAAATCATCCAAAGAATCAAACATATCTCGTATTTCTTCTACTGCGGATTTCCATTTAGACCCATATTCCTTCGGGTCTTCTTTAGCAGATAAAAAGGAATATCTTGTTCTTTCAAAAAAATCTAAAACTCTTTTTGATAAATCATTGGTTTCTTTTTCAAAACTTATTCCTGTTTGAGGCATTTAACATCACTATCTCAACCAAAGTAAGGTGTGTCTCCAATGTATCCATCATTAGCATCTTTAGTCATTTTAGGTTTTTCTTCTGATGGTTTCTTGGTCGGGCGTTTTACCTTTTCTTCTTCACCCAAATGGTCAAGTTCATCTAAGTCTCCTAATTCATTAATTTCAGCATCAACTACTGAATCTTCCTTTTTAGCCTTGACTACTTCTAATAATTTTTTAGCATGTTCTATAGCAATCTCTGCTACTCTTTCTTCTTTTGTTACTTTTTCCGGCATATTTACTCACTCCATTCTATTAATAGTTTCATGTATTTGCGACCAATCCATTTTAGAAATATCACTAATAGTATTCTCATTCTTTATTGCAGGTGTTGGACTATCTACTACAACAAAACCGGATTTCATTAAAATATTATCTTTATTATATACTGCATCTTCTAAAGTTTTAACCTTAGAAACTAACTCTTTTAGTAATAATAAAATTTCATCGGACTCGCCACTAATAGTAACCACCTACCGCTTCATCCTCTACTATAGTCTTAAAACATTCCCGAAGTTCTCCCTTTAAGTATTCTTTCCAATTTATTTCACACATATTATTTATCTCCTAATTTACCCTTTTTTTTAGGATATACTAATCCACGTAATTGATTATACAATGTTTCATATTCCTTTCTTAATTTAGATGCCGTAGCAACTATATCTAAATTCTTTTCTTCAAACCCTTTCATCTCTTTAGTTAATTTTTTATCTGTCTTTACTAAATCTAAATCTTTTAACTCATCTATTAGTTCTGTGAGTTTTGTCATTTCTTGTCCAAAAAATTCTGTAGGCTCACTTGCTTGAAGAACTTTTTTTAGTTTCTTTCTTCTTTTAGAATCAGTCTTACCTATAGCATCTTTTAAACTAAATAGTGAGGGTTTATCTTTC